CAGGGGCTACTATTCACAAAGCCGTTTAAAACCTATTCACAGAAGCCAAGTGTCAGACAAATTTGCAATTACACAGATACAGCAGATACGGGGAATGACTATCTCTGCAGCATAGATTATATAATCGGAACTGATGATTTGATTTATATACTTGATATTATTTATACGCAGGAACCGCAGGAGGTAACGGAGCAGGAAGTGGCGGACATGATAAGCCGTGACTGGGTAACTAATGCAGTGATTGAAAGTAACAACGGTGGCAGAGCCTTTGCCCGGAACGTGGATAGACTCTCCGGTTATAGGTCAAATATAGAATGGTTTCATCAGTCGGAAAATAAAGAGGCAAGGATTATAAGCAATGCAAGTAATGTGCAAAGGCTTGTATTATTTCCGGTAGGTTGGGAGAATAGATGGCCAGAGTTTCATAAACACTTGACAAGATTTAAGAAACGGTTTAAGGCTAATGAACATGACGATCACATCGATTGTCTCACTGGTTGCGCAGAGCATTCGGGATTACTTGAAAATATAAACTCACTATGGGGATAGAATATGAACGGTGAAAAGAAAACAGACAGCTATTACAATACAATGACCGGGCTGGGTAAAATAACAGCCGATAAAAATGTACATACAGAAATCGGCGTTGCGGAAATATTGACAGATGAGTATTTGTCACAGATTGATATAAGTGAGGGACTCGCCGGTCGTATAGTGAGTGTTATCCCCGAAGATGGAATAAGAAACGGCTATACATTATATAATGACAAAGACGGTAAACTTGAAAAAGAACTGGCCCAGAGAGGATTTAATCAGGCCGTATTGCAGGCGTGGAAATATGCCCGGCTTTATAGAGGGGGGCTTGTTGTTGCAGTTACCCCGAACGGCACGCTTGAAGAGCCGTTGCCAAAAACTAATCCAGGAGAAATAAAATTCAGGGTGTATTCAGCGGCGCGTATAACAGTCATGGAATCGGATATTAACAGGGACCCGAAAAGCCCTTATTTTGAAGATGTGGAATTGTTCAGAATAAGAACAAAGTCAGGTGTTGAAATGAATGTTCACCGGAACAGGTGCATGGTGTTTAAGGGAGAGCAGGCCCCGGATTATAACGCCTCTAATCTGGAATTGACTTATCAGTATTGGGGATTGTCGGCACTGCAAAAAGCCTGGAATAAAATAAAATATTATGGCAGTTCTGAACAGGGGATTGCCAACGCCATGCAGGAATTTTCCGTTGGCAAGTACACCCTTGAAAATCTTGCCTCTATATTGGCAATGAATAACAAAGAGGCTATTGATAAAATCATAGTTAGATTAGAGGCTATGAATTTATCAAAGTCAATTATGAATGCCGTACTTTTGGGAAAAAATGAAAAGTATGAGAGGGATAATATTACCTTTGCTGGCATACCTGAAATCCTCGATAGACAGATGATGAGTATAGCTTCAGTGACCGGAATACCAGTAACTAAACTATTCGGCAGGTCGGCGGCTGGACTCAATGCCACGGGAGAAAATGATTTAAGACAGTATTATGATGACGTGAGAAATGACCAAATATCTATGCTGAAGCCTGAAATGAATAGAATGATTAACTACATAGGTAAATCGGTCTATGGCGGCAAGGGTGAATATTTCATTGAAGATTTTAATAGTCTCTGGGAACCAACGGAAAGGGAATATTCCGAAACACAAAGGATAAAAGCAGAGACATATAAAATCTATATGGAGCAGGGAGTTTTGACTCCTGAAGATGTGCAGCGTATGGAGTTCCCGGATTTGTTGGAGGGTGGTATATGATATTATTACTTCTTGCTTTTCTCTCCGGCGCTATTACTGGGGGGATGTTAGTATGGTGGGTGAATCGCAATGTAAAAGACCCCTTTACAGAGATTGAAGAAAAGCAGGCAGTCAAATCCGTAACGCCCCCACCGGCAAAGAATGAAAATGAAGAGTATTTAAAAAATATGATACGGAATATGAAATGATAGACCCCTTATTTAAACAGCTTCTTATAATGAAGCGCAAGGCCATGACTCCGGCACAGCGCAGGGCAAGCTATAAGCAGGTACTTCCAAAATGGCTTTTCCCTTTTCAATATGAAAGGGAGTACTCAAAGCAGATAGCACAAATATTAACTCCCTTGTCCGATGCCGTGAATGAGTTATTTCCACCGGAAGTTTTAGAGGGTTATGTAAAAGAAGTCAGGGGAGATAGTCGATATGACATAGCACATACAGACGGATTTGCAGCGGATATAATTGTAACTGTTAAGCAGCTCCGGGACGTGGTGAACTCGCTGTTTGTTGAAAATCCTGAACCCGTGAGGGCTATTGTTTCCACAATCGGATTTAATGTCGGCAGTTTTAATCAAAGTCAATGGAGTAAAATAGTTAATAAACTCCTGGGAATAAATTACATAAAGACCGAAGCATGGGAGACCGAAACGGTCAATATGTGGACGGATGAAAATTTTAACCTAATTAAGAACTTAGCTGATGAAGTGATTAAAAAAATCAGTACAGGGATTAGTCAGGGAGTTATGTCCGGCAAGACTGCAAAGGAAATGGAAGGGGAAGTACAGAAGCTATTAAAAAGTCATATAGGCAATTATAGAAACCCCGGATATAGGGCAAGGCTTATTGCTCGTGACCAGGTAGGGAAATTAAATGGCTATTTTACACAGAGACGGCAAACCGATGTAGGGATTGATAAATATGAATGGAGTACAGCCGGGGATGAGAGAGTCAGAACAAGTCACAGGGCAATGGATAACAAATTATGTAAATGGGCCGATGCTTCGGTTATGAGTAGTGACGGGGGCGAGACATGGCAGAGTAGACCTTTAGAAATGCAGGGAGCTATTCCCGGTAGTCAAATATCTTGTCGCTGTTCCGCTCTGCCGTGGATGAATGATATTTATGGAGATATAGATGCCAAAATTGACTGACAGTAAATTGACCCCGGAAATGCTGCAATATATTAAAGACTGCGTGGAAAGTGTGTCTTATGGCAGGGTGATTATTGACCTGAATGAACACATGAAAACCGTTGATGTGACCGTAGAGGTCAAAAAACGCTTTGACAAGCCCCTCTAATAAATCTCTAATAAATCTCTAATTTTTTCTAAAAAATATCAAAAAAAACTTGACAGACGTATGTTAATATATTACTGTATATTTATTGAGAGACAAAATATTAAAAACAGGAAGGTATTAGAGATGAAAAAAGAAGAACTTAAATTTGAAAATGGAAGGGCGATTATAAAAAAGGGACGTAAAATAATTGCCAAAATAATAGATAGAGAATCTTTCTTTAAAGCACAAAATGTAGAAAGTTTATATTCAAAACAATATCCTTTTTCTTTAGAAATAGCCGGTGGAATCCGTGAATGTGAATCTTTGGACGATGCTGTAGAATTTTTAAATAAATATATGTAAAAACAATAGCCCCTTGAAATCCAGGGGCTTTAAATAAAATAACAGGAAGAGGTAAAAAGACAATGACAGAAGGGAACAAGCATTACAGACAGTATGAGAGACTCATAAAATCACAGGCAAGGCAGTATTCAGCAAAGTACCATGTACCGATTGAAGACGTGGAAAGTCAGGCAAATGAAATCTATTGTAAATCCCTGCTTTCTTTTGACCCTGAAATGGGTACACAGTTCAGTACTCATCTTTATAACAATCTTAAAAGCCTTAATTACTACTGCCGGACATTGCAGTCGGAATGGGACAGACTCGATGTTCTCGATGAACTCCTGCAAGCTCCCCCGAAAATTGATGGCATGGTTTTAAGGGAGTCAATTTCCGAACTCTCCCCGGTATCACAGGAACTTGTCATATCCTTAATCGCCGGGGAAAAAGCTGTTAGTGCAAAGCAGAAAAGAAAAATAACAGTGAACTACATACGCAAGGAGTTAAGCTGTGGATTACATAGAGCGGAAATAATTTTCGATGAAATTTCCCGGTGGTGGAACGGAATTGAATGTTATATCTAAAAATTACTTGACAATATAAACCCTTTATAATTATATTCGGCTTACATATTAAGAAGCTGAGTGAAATCACAGGCTGAACCGGAGAAATCCCGTTCAGCCTTTTTTATTATATGGGGGTTTATATGGAGACTGCAATACTAACAAGACGGGACTATTCAATATCACAAAAGGGAACGGTTTACAGTAATTCTTATACTCTCGCCGCTGAAGCACAAACACCGGCAATAATCCTCACTATTACTGAAATATATGCCATGTCGTTATAAGATTATATACGTAATAGGTGGAGTTAAATGAAATGCTTCAAAATGAAATTATATTTAAACTTGTCGGCTTGCTCCTTGGTGTTATCGGCTCTCTGTTGCTATGTGGCGGGGGCCTTATTGTTTACATATTCAAGCGGCACGTGCAGGACAACGATTGCCAGTTTAGAAAAAACAGAGAAGACCATATCAGAATTTTTGACAGATTGGAAGAGTAAATGAGTAGAGTATTTAATTCAGCGGATTGTATAGGGTGCGGAATTTGTGTTGAACTCTGCAATGCGTTTCAACCTTCCGGTAAAGGGAATTATAGCATAACCTTTCACCCGGAAAAATGTAGGGACTGTAAAGTCTGTTTGGTTAAAAAAGAATGTTTGGGGGAGTGTGTATCATGAAGAAAATTGACATTGAAGTTTTTAACGAAATAATTGAGACACACCCACAGTTCAAAAAAACATCAAGGCTTTACGATGAAATAGTTAAAACTTTGGGGTGCTCCCTTGCTCACGCTAAAGACTTGGCAGCAACACATTGTAACATGATTTCTTTTTATGCAATACTCACAGCGAACGGAACTTATTTCGGGCATTATTCAGAATATTTCCGATGGATGCTGTCTCATAATTTTTGTAATGATAAAGGGTATATCCTCGCAGAGAAAAAAGATATTCTCGATGAACTCGGGATAAAAGCGAGCCTGGAAAAATTCAGAGAGATTGAGGATGTGGTTACTCCCGTGAGATTGGACGCTGATAAATTTTATCAGATAAAAATAAAAGGCAATACATCGGGCTTTCACTTCATGGGTGGATATATTGACAATGGCGTTTTCCGGTTGAGTGATACATCATACAGGGGGATAGGTGTTAAGGCGAGTGCTTTTATAACACCTGAAAATTTTAACTGGATAATGGAGATATAAATGTTTGATGATTATTATACAATGTTCTGGAGCAAAAAAGAAATCAGCTATCAGCACGTGCATATGTTCTGGAGTTTTTGGGTTGGTTTTCTTTTTTATTATCTGTTCCCTGTTTTGTGGGTTCCTGCTCTATCTGGTTTTATATGTGGTATGGCTATGGAAGTTTATCAGTATCGTTATTACATACTGAATTTGAAATTTCCGAAAACATTTCTCGACTCAATCCGGAACCTTTGTTTCTGGACAATCGGTGGTTGTCTGAACTATGTAATAATATTTGTGAGGTAAAGTAATGATAGAATTTTTAATGTCAATTCCAATGTGGTTTATAATGATAGTTGTTTCTGTCTTTGTTATCGCTGTGACATATAAATTTATAAAGTCCCAAAAAGTAAAAGTAGGTCCAGTGGAATTTGATGAAGTTGACGAAAAACCTACAGGACACGAAGAATAATGAACTATGTCGAGAAGCAGAATAAAACAGAGGTTAAAGTCCCTGCTGAAGTTTATAGTCGTGTTGCTGGATATTTCAGGCCTGTTAATCAGTGGAATAAAGGCAAACAGGAAGAGCAGAGAGAGAGACAGAATATTGATATTAAGAGAGCACTAAACATATGAAAGAACTGATACTAATTTTTATAAAGGATAAATTCCCGTCCCTGCTTATTGGGGCCTTGATTGTATTCTCTGTTTTTCTCATGTGTTGTTCAACCGTGGAATATAAAGAATACACCGGTGTCCAAAAATGTGACATGGCTATAATGCTGGCAAAGATTAAATCAAAGAAGGGATATGAAGCCTTTGAGGTTGAAAAATATGTCAGTGCTTGTTTTTCAGAGATTGACAGAGCAGCATGCAAAAAAGAATTTTTCGAAAATGAAAAAGTCAGTTATGACAAGAAGGATGAACGATACATGAATTATTTATCATGTTTGGGGGAAAGAAAATAATGAAAGAAAATCAGAAACGTATAGACTTTTTCCCCGCCGGAGGTTTGGGGAATGAAGTTGACGATTGGATGATAGAGAAATTTAAAAAGACTGATGAAGGCTTTTTAACAGGCCGGGCCATAGTCTCAAATATCGGTGTGTTTCCTTATCTCATGCCCGATGGTTCAGTATTCAGAGAATTAAGACTCCCTGAAGAGGTTTTCTCAGAAGACGCCTGTAATTCTCTGAAAAGAAAACCGATTACTGATGAACACCCGTCGGAATGGGTCACTGCTGAAAATGCAAAGGAACTGCAAAAAGGATTTGCGGGAGACACTGTGAGAGCTGACGGGATGTACTGCTCTTCCGGTATAACTATAACCGATGCCGACCTTGTACATAAAGTACAGAATGAGGGCAAGCGTGGTCTGAGTTGCGGTTACACTTGCGATGTCGAACCCACGCCCGGCACATGGCTTGGTGTTCAGTATGATGGCATACAGCGGAATATCAGGTATAATCACATAGCCGTAGTTTCAAAAGGGAGGGCAGGGGATGCGGCAACTATAAGAATGGATATTGCTCTGCCTGATGCAGGGATACAGATATATCAGAAAAAAATTAAGGAGGACGGTCAGATGACAGATCCTAATCTCAAAAAATTCACACTTGACGGTGTCGAATATCAGGCAGAAGCCGACGTTATAAAACACTGTCAGAAAGTCGATTCTGAAAACAAGGAACTGACTAAAAAAATTGATGAAGCTGAAAAACTTCATAAGGACGAACTGAGCAAGCTCCAGGCGAAGCTCGACACTGCTCTGGAAGAAAACAAAGTTCTTAAAGAGAAAGCCGACGAAGCGGCTAAACTCAATCCCGAAGCTATGAAAAAAGCTCTGGATGAAAAAATGGTTCTCATGGGTGCAGCCTCAGTCGCCGGTGTTGAGTATAATGTCGACATGGTGGATCTTGCGGTTAAAAAGGCAATTGTTAAAACTCTATTCCCCGGCAGTGCTGAAAAAATCGATAGTGCTGATGAGGTCTATGTCAATGCCAGATTCGACGTGGCTCTGGAGAAGTTGGAAGAGATGAAAGAAAACAAGGAAAACACAGACTCACTTCTTTCAAAAGATACGCTAACTTCCAAAGGCTCCCCGGATTCTGCAAAGGCAAGGCAGGATATGATTGCCGAAGCTCAGAATGCCTGGAATAAAAAGGAGGCTAAATAATGGGTGCATATGATTATATGGACGGCGCAATCGCCGGTCTTAAAAATGGCCTTGCCGGCCGTGTAGAAGGTGGCTGGGTATGTGCTGAATCAGGGGGGATTCCTTACGGGTATCCGGTGTTCGGTCACATAGGAAATGACAAGTCTGTCTACACATATAAAAACGACGTGGCAAAGATTGTTGTTAGTGCGGACCTTATTGCAGCTAACTCAACAATTGTTACAGTTGACGGAGTTGCCACTACTGCTACAGTTTACGCTACAAGTCACGCCGCTACAATGGCAGCGATTCTTGCAAAGATTGACGCTCTCGATGGCGTATCGGCCGTACTTGATACAACTGACTCAAACGGCAGAACAATTCTCATTCAGAAAAAGACAAAGAGTTTTTCCACAGGGGATGTTACTGCAGTTACAACTCTGGGGGATACTCAGCCAACATGGGCAGTGACTTATTCAAGTTCACAGGTCTTTCTCGGTGTGGCCCTGTTTGTTCAGAAAGCACCGTCAATCGGTGTTGCTGCTAATCAGGGTTATGAACAGTATGAGCCTGTGGCAGTTATGGCCGATGGTGAGATATGGGTTCCTGTTTCTGCTGCGGTTGATGCAAATCAGGAGGCTTATGTAGCTACTTCAGGTGCGGGTATAACTAAGTTCGCAAGCTCTGGCCTTGCCGTCAATGCCAGATTTAAGAGCAATGCTGCATCCGGTGCTCTTGCACTTGTGAAAATAGATGGACAAACTGAGGCTACTTACGCCGATGAGTTCGCGGAATAAAGGAGGAATATAAATGGCTGGAACAATGAACAGACTTGATGCGAATGAACAGGCGTTTTTTAAACGTCAAACTGAGTACATCAAGTCCAAAACTTATGATAAAAAATACAGGATGCTGAAAGCTAAACAGTTTATCCCCGTGTCAACTGAAGTACCCTCCGGTTCTCAGTTCGTGACATGGCGTTCTTTCAGTAAAATAGGTCAGGCTAAAATCATAGCCGATTATGCAAATGATTTTCCCCGTGTCGATGTTTACGGTGAGGAGAACACTGCTAAAGTTTATGGCATAGGCTCTTCTTACGGGTATTCAATCGTGGAAATCAGGCGGGCACAGATGGCCGGTGTCAATCTCTCGACAATGAGAGCAGACGCAGCCAGAAGAGCACATGAGGAGAAAGAGGACAAGCTGGCATGGCTGGGAGATGCTGATTACAATATCCCGGGTTTTATAGATTATCCCGGTATTACTGAGGGTACTCTCACAACCGGAGCAGGTGGAAATACTTGGGCACTGAAAACACCGGATGAGATTATAGCTGACTTTACAGCGCTTAAACTCGCTGTCAGTGTGCCGACAAATGGTGTTGAAGAGATTACTCAGATACTTCTCCCCCGTGCACAGTATGAGCTTGTAAACAGCAAGAGAATGACCGATACTAATAAAACGATTCTCGCTTATTTCAGAGACAATAACCCCGGTGTATCGGTTGATGTCCTTGACCAGCTTGATGGCGCTGGGGATTCTGGAAAAGACAGAATGATGGGTTACGTCAAAGATCCTGACCATCTTGTACAGGAAATCCCGCAGATGTTTGAACAGATGGACCCTGACACAGTGGGCATGGAGTATGTAACCGCCTGTCATTCAGAGTTCGGTTGTGTGGTTGTTTATTATCCGTCCAGTGTGGCGTATATAGACGGCATATAAAAAGAATTGCAATTTCTCCGGGCTTGTGAAATAGTCCGGGGAAATTCTAAAAACAAAAGGAGCGTTGTAAATGATTATAAACTGGAAAAAGCCAAAAGCAGGAGTAAAGGTCATTCCACTGTTAAGCGATGACGGCAGAATTGAAAAGAATATCATGTTTCTCCCCGGATATAACGAAGTATCTGAGGCTGACTGGAATAAGGCACGGAAACATGAACAGGTGCAGGACTATATCAAACGTGGATTTTTTGAAGAGGTCGGAACTGTCAAAGAAGAAGTGGTTGAGGTCCCTGTCATGGACAAAAAAGGAAAAGAAGTAAAAGACGAAGCTGGTAAAGTTAAAACTGAAAAAAAGAAAGTTGAAGTTATAGAAGAGGTCAAACTCTCGGAACTCGATGCTGAAAAAGCCCTGTCAATCGTGAACGATACATATATGATTGATACTCTTGAAGCATGGAGAAAGGAAGAGGGCCGTGATGAAATCAGGGCGGCTATTGCCAACCAGATTGAAAAGATTAACAAAGAAGGTCAGAAGTAATGCTTATCCTGAAATGGACAGCAGAACACGAATGTAAAAAGCAAGTTTCCGCTGAGGGGATTACAGCTACTATTCACTTGAAAAAGGATAGTAGTTTTCAATTCCCGGAATCAGGAGAACGGGAAATTAAAAGACAGTTTTCCGATGCCCTGAAATGTGGATATTGTGTGATTGAAAAAGTCGGTGACGATTCTTTTTCTGAAACCGATGTAAACGAATACGATATATCAGACATTGAGGAAAATTAAATGAGTGCAACGGCCATATTATCAGCTATAGCCCCACAGTTTGACACTGCCACTGCCAGAGATACGTTTCTTGAACTGGCGGTGCTGAATGTCAATAACTGTCTTTTCGGGGATAAGGCGGATATGGCCGTGGCTTATTTAGCAGCACATTACCTGTCTTTAAGCACTGATACGGCAAGGGCAAGCGGAGAAAGTGGACAGGTCACGAGTAAAAAAGAGGGAGATTTATCAATAAATTTTGGCAGTGTCAGTGGCGTTGATGAAGTCTCCCTGTCTCTTACTCATTTCGGTATGACATTTTTACAGTTAAGTAAATCAGTAAACCCCGGTATTTATGTTCTGGGTAGTGGGGGTTACTGTGATTAAGATGTCAAGTTCAACAACGGAAAAAGATATGGGATGGAAACATATCAAGACCGAAGTTAAAAAGTTCAAAGGTGCTTATACTGCAGTCGGATATTTCACCGGCATGAGTCAGGGACTTTTAACAAAAGCCTGGGTTAATGAAATGGGGGCAAAGATTCCAGTTACTCCCCGGATGCGGTGGTGGTGGCTATTTAATTTTGGTGTAATGCTTAAAAAGACAATTATAACAATTCCGTCACGGCCATTTATGCGCCAGACTTTTGAACAGAATAAGAACAGAATAACTGCTGTTATTGCTAAAGAATTGAATATGATATATGACGGTGTTTCCACAGCTAAAATGTCAATATCAAGAATCGGGGAATGGTACACCGGACAGGTGAAACGTATTTTCAGAACTGGAAACTTTACAGCGAATAGTTCGGCAACTGCAGCAAAGAAAAAGAGTTCAAGGCCTCTTATTGATAGTGGTGAACTCAGAAACTCTGTGACTCATAGGGAGTTTAATATATGAGTTTATTTTTATTGCCACAAACATATTCTGAGGAGGGCGCCGGTGGGGGTTATAATACTAACGGGGACTATGTTCCGGCTTCGCTTGTTTCAAAGACATTTTTAGGGACTATTCAACCCATGACAAGCAAAGAGCTGATGACATTTCCCGAAGGTGAGAGAGATAAGGGAATAGTTAAGATATATTCAGACCGGAGATTACCTGTCAGTGAACAGGGAGAAGTTGGAATCGGGGCCCTTGTCGATTTTGCAGGAGAACAATATCGATGTAGAAAAGAAAGTGTTTATAGTTCGGGGTTAATCAATCACTATAAATACATTGCATATAAAGTCAGGGACGTGGAAGCATGAGTCTGAGATTGACAAACGAAGAGATAAAAAATTTTTTAGTTGGTGTATGTAGAACGGCACTTACCACCGTGGGATATACAAACCCCCGTGTAATTACATCTCATCAAAACGCCCCGGCTCCTCAGACTCCGTATATAACCGTTGAATATACGGGCATAGGTCGGAGAATCGGGGAAGTGACAAAGGGCGATTTAACAGAGATAGGAGAGACCGGAGTTTTTGAACAGACTTTTTACCAGGATAACGAAAAGGTGTTTACTATCACTGAAGAAGGTGGGGACGGCTCCATGCTTGAACTGATAAAAGACAGCATGGAATTGACGACAATAAGAGATTTGTTTCAAACAAATAATATTGCACTTATGAGAATTGACGATGTTATTCCGAAGCCGTCACTATTTAATGATGATTGGATAAGGGCAAGTACCATGGACATAATTCTCGGCATAGCTTCCGGGGTTAAGGAAACATCGAATTATATTGAAAAAGTAAATATGACCGGGGAAGTGAAAGACCCTGAATAATGAGAAACACTGCCGTGCAAATACCGGCGAGTTTATATAAGAAATTAAGGAGGAACAGATGGCTTTAAGTGACATAGTTCAGGTCAATATCACTCGTGAAACTCAAGCTGTCACTCGTGCCGGTTTTGGTACATACGGCATAATCGCCGAATTTGCCACGGATAAAACAACTGTTGTTTTTGACCGTTACAGAATATACGGAAGCCTTTCGGAAATGACAGATGACGGCTGGGCGGTAGGTGATGAGGTTTACGACATGGCAGTTCTGATGTTTAGTCAGAATCCAAAACTTAGCCAGGTACTTGTTGGCAGAAAAGACGCCGCAGATGCTTCATGGTCGACAGCTCTGACAGCAGTACAGGAAGAGTCGGCGGATTGGTATTGCTTTTCAATCATTGCAACAAAGGCAGCAACAGCAACATTTAACACTGATTTTGTAACTGATAATTCGATTGTCTTTACTATTAACGGTGTGGCAGTAACAGCAGTTCCATTTACTACTGATAACGCCGGGACATATGCAGCAATCAAGACACAGATTGAGGCTGACATAACAGACTCAGAGGTCACTGTAAACGCAACGGCGAAAACAGTTGTTGTTGAAATTTTCGGTGACCAGGTAGAAACAATGTCAGTTGTTGTTACCGGGGGAACTACTCAGCCCGTTGGCACAGTGACCTATATCAATGAAGATGATTACAAAGCGGTTGCGGCGTGGGCTGAGACTCAGAAAAAAATATTTTTCTATGCCTCGAGTTCAGCAGCGATTTATAACCCATCAAGTGAAACTGATATTGCTTATTACATGAAAAACCTGGCGTATGCCCGAACTGCTGGCATTTATCACACGGCAGCCCAGGGAGACTCAGACCCTTCATATATTGAAGCAGCATGGCCCGGTGAGTGCTTGCCTTATGATGTGGGTGAACAGACATGGGCATATAAAACCCTTGCAGGCGTAGCAACATATCATCTGACATCGGGGAAAAGAACGGCTATACTTGCTAAAAACTGCAATATCTATACCACCGTTGCCGGTGTGAATATCACTGAGCAGGGAAAAGTTGCAGAGGGTGAGTACATAGACATTATCAGAGGCGTTGACGCTCTTGAAGCGGCATTGCAGGAGAATGTGTATGCTCTGTTAATCAATAACCGGAAAATACCTTTTACAGATGAGGGTATTGCAGTTATTGAGGGAACTGTCAAACAGACTCTTTATGATTTTGCCGATAATGGCTTTCTGATTAAGGAATCAATCGTGTTGACCGTGCCGAAATACGCCGGTATTTCTTCAGCAGATAAAATAGCACGAACACTTGACGACATAGAGTGGGAGGCTAACCCACAGGGAGCTATTCACGTTGTAAAAATAACCGGAAGGATAACACTATAAGGAGGTGATGAACTATGCTTGATCCTATTATGCGTACATATGACCCGAAACTTATAGTAATAACTTTCGGTGCGATAATATTCACAGGTTTTGCAGAGGGAACTTTTGTTCAGGTTACCCGAAGCGGTGACATATTTGAAAAACAAAAAGGAGCCGATGGAAGCATTGACCGTATAAATAAAAATGCTTTTGACTTCAGAGTCACGGCGACACTTAAACAGACATCTCTTACAAATGACCTGTTAAGTGCGGCAATGACAGCGGATATGCTTACTAATCTCGGAGCCTTGCCTTTTCTGATTAAGGACCTGAAAGGTACTACTCTGTTTTTTGCCCCTCAGGCGTGGATTGCTAAAGACCCCGATGACGAATACGGGGACAGTTTCGGTTCCCGTGAATGGCAGTTTGACACCGGTGTAGCTGAGAAGTTCACAGGTGGCTCAATACTATAAATATAAAGCCCTGCACTCCGGTGCAGGGCATAATTACAAAGGAGCTTTAAATGAATAATGTACATACAGTAAATTTTGACGGGATACAGTTTCAGATACATACAATGAGGGCTTTAAAGGCTGCAGTTCTTGATAGAAAAATGCTGGCTATGATTTTTCCCGCTATTTCGGGGATAGCTGAACAGGGCCTTGACACTGAAATTACCCCGGATGGAATTTTAAATAATATTGGCGACGGTCTCATGCGCCTTAAAGATGAAGAGTATGAAGACCTGATTTTAAAAATGCTTGCTGAAGTTATAGCCGTAGCTCCGGGTAAAGCACCGGCTCAGCTTGACAGTGAAAATGCAATACATGAAGTTTTTCAGGGGAAACTGATTTTGATATATAAGCTCATTATGGAGGTAATGAAGCATAATGGATTCTCGGTTTTCGGACTGGCGGGCGATGGGTTCCTAACCGGAATAACATCTATCTCAGATACTGGGAAGCCCGCCAAAGAAAAGAATGGCGTGTTATCGGGGATGTCGGAAAGTTAGACCCCGAACTTGAAGCTGAATATCCGGTATGGCGTATAGTGCTTGAAACAAGTCAGCCGTTATCGGAGGTCGATAGTTGGGGATTGAAACGGGTTTACGATGTAATTGAATTTTTAGACATGAAGAAAGATTATGAAAAGGCAATGGAAGGGAAAAGAGCAAAAGAATATGATGACAAGAACAGAGGGAATAAGTTAAGATAATATGGTTGTTAGGGAACTTATAACTAAGCTCGGCTTTCAGTCTGATACCTCCGGCATAAATCAGGCCGATAATTCTATGTCATCATTTTTTAAAAATATCAGTGCTGGGAAACTCTTAGCAGTTGGCGCTCTCGCTGTAGTTGCTAAACAGGTTCTTGATATAGGTAAAGCCGCACTTTTTGCCGCTGCCGACATGGAGATGCTTACAACTCAATTTGAGGTTATGCTCGGTGATGCCGGAGCGGCTGAAGGCATGATGGACAAACTCAATCAGTTTGCGGCCTCTACTCCGTTCGCACTTGACACTCTGGCTAAAGGCAGTCAACAGCTTTTATCTTTTGGCGTTTCTGCCGATGACGTAGTTGATACTATGCGAATGCTTGGTGATACCGCCGGGGGCAATGCGGAAAAACTCAATGGCCTTATACTGGCTTATGGTAAAGTACAGGTAAAGGGCAAGGCAAGCATGGAAGAAATAAACATGATTGCTGAAAGGGGATTACCGATTTATGATGTGCTGGCAAAACAACTCAATACCACAAAAGAGGGATTATTCGGCATGATAAGTGCTGGGCAAGTCAGTGCCGAAGCTATGAAACAAGCCTTTAAAACTCTAACCTCTGAAGGGGGTATGTTTTTCAAAGGTATGGAAAAGCAGAGTACTACCTTTCACGGCCTTATGAGCACAATGTATGATAACTTTAAATTGACAATGGCAAGTGCGGGGAAAATTTTATTACCTCTGGCTAAAGAAGTTGTTCTTTTTATAACTGATATCGCCCGACAATTAGAGCCAATTTTATCTGCAATTTTTGAAGTTGTTATCGCAGTATTAAAACCATTGTTTGATGTATTAAAACCAATATTAACAATTTTATTAACAGTGATAAGTGTGATTATACAAGTCGCTGCCTTTTTCTTAAAAGTTTTGATATGGCCGATTGCTTTTGCTTTCAAAATGTTAGCGACAGCATTAAATTTTTTCTTATTACCATTTAAATTATTAGGGGATCTTTTTACTTTAGTTTCTGAAAAAATATCAGCGTTCTTTGCGCCGCTTAATCAAATAAAAAATATTTTTGCAGAACTATTTACCCCTTTGGATGCGTTAAATATGATTTTTTCTCTTTTTATAGAAAAAATGAAACCAGTTGTTGATTTATTTAATGGATTAGTACAAATGCTTCAGGATAAATTAGCACCGATTATCGGATACATTCAAGAAATTTTTCTTATTCTCTCCGAAGTATTAAAAGCGTTATTAGCTCCAGTCTTAGAATATTTAGGGGGTATTTTTAGTTGGCTTGCCGAAACTTTAGGTAAATATTTAATACCTGTTTTTAAATTTTTAGGAGATATTTTCGACTGGGTTGGTCAAAAAATAAATCAATTTGTAGACTGGCTGATCAGCATTGTTAATAAACTTCCCGGTGTAAATATTTCAAGAGATGAGATAAAGAAAAAAGTCTCTGTGAAAATGCCATCGGCTTCACAACAAATGATGAAAGGCTCCGGTGGAAAAACAACAAATGTCAGTATGAAAAATAATATCACTATGAAAGGTACGGGAAATACGAAAGAAGATGTGACAAGAATAGCGGAAAGTATTTTTACAATTCAGCTTAAACAAGTTCTTACCGATGCGGGGATATAATGGCAGATTTACCAGCGAGTTTATTTTTCAGCTCTTTCAAGTCATACGGTGCGGGTGAACTGACCTTTGATTTGATAACAGCGGAAACACATAATTTTAATTCAACAGTGACGTCTCACCCAGTAGAGGACGGTTCTGAGATTACAGACCATATTCAGAATGAACCGGAATCCGGTAGTATATCGGGACTTATTTCAAATTTCAGTATATTCAGCAAGGGCCTTATTTCAAACAGGGCACAAGACGCATTCGACCTATTATACGAAATGTGGAAAGCGAGGGAACTTGTCACTATTGTTACTGTGCTTAAAACTTATGAAAACATGGCCATTGTCTCCTCCCCGGTTGCCCGTGACGATGAAAGTGGAGAGAGCATTGTTTTTCAAATTGATTTTCAGCAGGTCAATGTAGTTAAGCTGCAAACTGTTACCCTTGAAACTGAAATAAAATTGAAGGGGTTAACAAAGGCAAGGCAGAAGCAGGTTTCTCCCGGAGTCAATGCCGGACGTTCCGTTGGTACGTCCACGACAGCGAGTATAGTATGATAGTAATTCCGATTTTTCAAAATTTAAGTAGTACCTTTACTCAGGAGATAGTTTTAGGGGATAGAGTGCTTAATTTAACCCTGTCATGGAATACCAGGGCTGAAGCATGGTTTTTAAAATATGAAGATGTAAACACCGGGGCTTGTATATGTGGGGTTAAGCTCGTTGAGAACTGGCTACTGCTTCGACAGTATAAAGCAAAAATCCCGAATGAGTCAGGAGATTTTATTGTACTCCGGTTAAATACGGATGAGGAAAAAATCACTTATGACAATCTCGGCGTGTCATTTCTCCTGTATTATGTAACTGATGAAGAAGGAGACGAGTGGGAGAATTATTATGGCATTGGATAGAGTTGTTGAAATGAGTGTGGGTGCAAATGGGGAGGGCCTTCTTATCAGTGACCTCGATATTGATTTTAAAATTACAAAGTCAATGACCTTTGCTGATAACTTTGCAGAGTTCACAGTTTATAATACAAAACAGGAAACAAGAAATGACATTCTCAAAGCCGGGAATAACATAATATTCAAGGCCGGGTATAGTGATGAAACTGTAAATACCTTATTTGTTGGAAATATAGCCGAAGTTAATTCAGGACAAAGTAATATTGATAATGTGACAAAAATACTGGCGTATACCGGTCGGGGATTTGATGGAAATTTCAGGTCTGAATATATTTCAGTTTCTTATACTCCGGGTAGTTTACTTTCTATTCCTATTCAGCAATTGGCTTCTATGTTCGGACTTGTTGTTTACGGTCTTGAAAATGCTCAGATTAAATTTACAAATGGTTGGAGTTTTGTCGGCAAGGCTTCAGCAGCATTTAGACAATTGGAAGGAATTTTACAAAGCAATGGATGCGGGATGTACAAGGATGATAAAGAAATTGTTATTTATAAACTCGGAACTAATTCAAAAATATCAATTGTCAATCTCACTTATACCGGTGGACTTAAAACAATTGAAAATATATCCGATTCCGTAGATTTGAAAAAAGAAAAAGTGGTTAAACAAACTGTAAATAAAGGCAAAGTGCAAAAACAGAAAAAAGCACCGCCACCGTTAAAAACAAAATACAGGTTTACCAGTCTGATAATTCCCCAGTGTCAAATAAATAGCCTTGTCCGTGTAGTGACTCCTGATGTCACGGGAGTGTTTACAGTTGAAAAATTGGTTTATGAAGGGAATAATTACGGAGGAAATTTTGATATGACCGGGGAGATTTACGCATGAAGGAAAATATTGTTGATATACTTCAGATGTTTTTAGATTCACGCATGGAAAATATTCATACATGCATCCCCGGCAGTATTGAAAAATATGATGGACATAATAAACGCACAGCCACGGTTATGCCTCTTGTCCGGCTAAAGGCTCTTAACGGTGATAACGTGGAATTGCCGTTAATCACTAACGTACCGGTGATATTCCCGTCAAGCTCCCTGTTTAATTTACTTTACCCCTTGCCGAAAGGTACGGGGTGCTTAATTCTTTTTTCAGAAACTGGAATTGGTAATTTCCTTGCCGGAGGTGGGCAGGTGGTTAACGCCGATGACCAGACTCGATTCTCCCTGACTGATGCAATAGCAATCCCCGGCTTATGGACTTCAAAAAATGCACCTACTGTTAAAACTATTGAACTGACAGAAGCCGGAGTGCTGAATTTAATAGATGGTACTGAGCCTTTTGTTTTAGGAAATGTACTTGAAACGATACTGACAAATTTTTTAACTCCAATATCGACTATAACTCCGGGAGACATGGCACAAAACGCCACAGCTCTGGGAGTGATTAAAACAGCGGCTACAACTATGTTATCGGTATTATCGACAATGAAAAGCCTTACTATAAAGGGATCCTGATGAAAAATTTATATTTAGACCCGAACACATACGATTTGACATTGCAGAATTATAATTTAAGAGTAACTCAAAATATGTCTGAATTTTTATCACAAAAAATTGAAAACACGTTAAAGACAATAGCGGGTGAATTTTTCGCAAATGAGACAATCGGCGTTCCCTATTTCACAGATATTCTGGGAAAGAAACGGGATCTTGCTACAGTCACATCTATTTTCAGAAATCAGGTTTTATCAATTTCTGAAGTATCGGAAATAATTGAATTTACTACAGACTATGAACCGGTTACTCGTGAATTTTCGATTGACTATTCTGTGAAAGCCATTGACGATACAACGGTAACCGGAACTACAGAGGTATAGAGATGGGTATATTTGTTACAACAGACGGATTTGTTAAGAAAACATACGAAGACCATAAAACATATTATGAGAATGTATTTAAAGGCGTGTTTGGGGAAAGTGTTGACCTTGACCCCCGTGGCCCGATAGGGCAAATGGTCGCTCAATTTGCTTTAAGAGATACAAATATCTGGGACGGTGCAGAAGAAATTTACAACAGCAGAAACCCGAACTCTGCCGAAGGCGTGAGTCTTGACAATATCAGTGCAGAGACCGGAGTCATTCGGCAAGCAGAGGGAAAAACCTATGTTTCAAATGTTTATCTTTACGGTGATTTAGGGACTACTATCCCGGCTGAAAGTTTGGCACGAGAAACAAGCAATGATTTAAATTATGTATTACAGTCTGATGTGCCTATCAGTTTAGATACTGTACGATACATTGACCTGACAATCGGGAGTGTCAGCTCAGACGAAGTTTTTTCACTGACTATTGACGGCACTTTATATTCATATACCTCTCTGATAGACGATGAACCAGTCGATGTCTGGACGGCGTTAAAAGCGCTTGTCGATGCCGGAACTTTTGCAGGTGATTTAACTGTTACTGATGATACTTTAAACATTCAGCAGACGGCAACGGACTTTATAATTGCTTATAGTGCAAATATTGACCTTGAACTTATCGCCGCCGGTGGGGATTTTGAAGCGGAAATAGCCGGGGCTAATATTCTCCCCACTCTTGCCCTTGATACAATAGTGACCCCTATATCAGGTTGGGACACTGTGAGTAATACCGCTGCCGGAATAACAGGGAGACTGGAAGAGACAGACCCTGAACTGAGAATAAGGAGAGCAGCAACTCAGCTCGTGGGCAACGCCACAGATGAGGCTATAAGAAATAAGGTTTTAAATAATGTCGATGGCGTTTCCTCAGTTTCTGTATTAAGCAATAGAACGGATGTAACAGACGGCGATGGCTTACCCCCTCACAGCTTTGAAACTGTTGTGGTCGGGGGTGACGATGAAGACATAGCAAACACTATCTGGCTTGTCATGCCCTCCGGTATTCGGAGTTATGGCAATCAGTCTGAAATCGTAAAAGATAGTCAGGGTACTGACCAGACTATTTATTTTTCACGTCCCGTTGCTAAATATATATGGGTTAAAGTACAACGTGATTTATACGATGAAGAAGAATATCCGGCAAATGGCGATACACAAATTAAAACTGAAATTGTAAATTGGTCACTAAACAATTTTCCCGTTGGTAAAGATGTTATCAGACAAAGACTCACTATTCCGATTTACAACGTGCCAGGTATAAGTGATATTTTAATCACAATAGATGCAACGGACACCCCTTCAGGAACCCCGGTTTACGCAGAAAATGACATAGACATTGCAATCAGGGAGTATGCGACTTTTGATGTATCAAGAATATCGGTGGAAGACCTGACATGATAAAAATTGACAATTATAATCAATTCCTGGATTTACTTTTATATCAGTATACGGATAGTACTAATCTCCGTGGCATTATCACCGGCTTTCTGGAAAATGCCGATGACATAGAAACGGCATTATTTGAAATTCAGGACGAATTTTATTTAGCCGATGCCGTGGGGGCACAGCTTGACATTTTGGGCATAATTTTTGGAGTCAGTCGCAACGGCTTATTTGATGCTTTGTACAGAAAAGCAATTCAGGAAAAGGCAATTCTACGGTACAGTGGAGAACCTGAAACTATAATTGAACTCATGCAAAGTATTTACGGAGCCACATATGTACAATATAGACTATGTACAACACCGGGTAAATATTATCTTTATACCGATATATCGTGGGTACTGGCAAGTCAGTTAAACCCTATATCCCCCACCGGTGTTCAGGGATTTTTTGAAAAGCCTATTGTCACGGGTTCAGGGGCGTTTCTTGTCGATGCCACTGGTCATTTAATATGCTCAGTAGTTGAAATTGAAACCTTGTATTTAGTAGATGCGTTAGGTGTTCCGTTAGTCGATGCACAAAATAGAAATATCGTAACAACACAAATGTTATAAGGAGAAATATAATGGCAGATACAGTAACATTACTTGATTTTCCGCAGGTCACTACCGTTGAGGATGGGGATTTAATTTATCTCATTCGGGGCACGGGAACAGATCGAGATAAGGTCCTCCCCGGTTCGGTGTTAAAAGCATATTTGGGAGAAACCTTACTTTCAGTCACTGAAACGGGAAGTATAAACTTAAGTGACTATACTACAAACGTACTTATTGTTGCCGACCCCATGGCAGATATTGCATTAACAATCACAGGCGCTTTGCCGGGGGGGAATAAATGTATTGTTGTAAATAAGAGCGCGCATAATGTGACATTGAGTATTATAAGCACATCCCCGGTAGTTCCATCAGGAGAATACATAGAATATTATTCAGATGGTTCAGCTATGAATTTACTTACCGGCAGTTATGTAATGAAGCAGTGGGTATTAGATTATTTATATCCCGTTGGAAAAGAATATGCTCAATATCCAGTAATCGGAAGCAATACCGAGGCAGATGCTTTTCCCGTAGCTAATAGACCAGCGACAAGGTTCGGAGGCACATGGACAGAGATATTCACTTCAGATGATGCGTTTTTCAAAGTAGGTACTACAGATCACCAGACAAGGACAGATGGTCTGAGTCCTGACCAGATGCAGAGGATTACGGGTGGTGATAACAATTTATTCTTTGTACTAACACAAGCAGGTGCTTATCCATCATCTGATGGAGCTTTAAGGGCAACAAATAATACATTACAGGCAGGTAGCGGAGGAGCATATGGGCAAATTCGCTTAAAATTTGATTCATATTTTTCGCCGAATGCCAGAACATCGGCAACCACATCAGGAGTTACAGAACCTCGAAACTACCGTATGAAAATTTGGAAAAGGACAGCATAATATAAGGAGAGTAATAGATGAACACTACATGGATAATTTTAAAAGACAATATAATACTTGGAAGTGTTGAAACAGACAGAGAACAGAATGTAATTAAATCACTTCCAGCTCTTGGTATATCAGATTATGATGAAATCAGAAACACAAAACAGCACAATTCAGTCAGACCAAAGCTGAATATAAATGAGTATAAAGCTAACTACACTCTGAAATCAGATATTGAGCGTATTGCCGGCGGGTGGATGGAAGCTCCGAAAGGCAAGAAGCTGAATGCAGACAAAACAGAGCTGATAGATAAGACAGTCAAAGAGAAAATTGATGATGGTGAAATTGAGCTGTCAGAATATCAGATATATGATGAGGAGACAAAAGAGATTAGAGGTAAGAAGCTGTCAGAGCTTTATGCAGATAACCTCCTGACTCTGGAGGATTATATCAATAATTACGTCAGACCACAGCGGAACTATCAGCTCGACCGTGTAGATTTGGTCTACTGTAACGCCCTGAATTTATCTAAAATGTCGGCGGAAAAAATAGCAGAGTGGGACAATTATAAGCAAGCACTGAAAGACCTGCCTGATAATGTAACTACAGTCAAGGATGATGTAACAGAATTATTTCCTGTGATGCCCTCTTAAACGAGGGCATTTGCGTGTCTATCATATAATTTTGCTTGTTGCTTACGTTCAAGATAATCTTTCTCTTGGTCTGATATTGATGGGAGGGAACGTGTTTTAATATCCGTAAAATCAGGAAGAAAATCGCTTTTCAAAATAGTCTTTAATTCTTCATATTTTGGATTTATGTAACTTCCGTCGCACAAAAGAATATCATCGATACAAGATTCTATTATCGCAGGTTGTTCTAAATCATTAATAAGTGAACCTATAGGGAATAATTCTATTCCTTTTATTCCTATTGATTTATGCACAATATAATAATTTACTTTTCTTAATACAGGCATATGCACTATTCCTTTTAAGTGAATTTTAAGCCCCTCAATAATCAGAGGGGCTTTTTAATATAAGAGGATTGTGAAGTGTAACAACATCCTCTGGCATTGAACATCACTTCCATTTTACCATATATTTACATTCCCCTGAATTACATTCCCGAAATAACTTCCATACACATCAGCAGACAGCCATGTGAGTCTACCATTAGTTCCGGTGCTGTTATTCCAAACAGCAAATATTCCCGGCCCATAGTGGACTCCATTGACAACATAATCAGATGTCTCGATATACTGATATAGATAATTATTAGACAATTCTGAACCCGTATTCTTTGCCGTGAGATTGACTGCTGTTCCTCCGTTAATCAGTTCAGAAATAAAATCAGAAGTCTCAAATTCAAGGGGCACATTAAACACAGATTTAGTAGGTAGCCCCTGAATCTCTGTCAATACCCCATTAGCCTGACTATAATATTTGACACTTGAATCATAAGGGAAAGTCACCTGTATATACAGAGTTTTAACTCCGTTATCATTTATGCTGAAAAAATCATTGATAATACAATTAACAGTAATTGTCTCCCCCATATAAATCTGTTCATAAGAGACATAAAGAGGTATAAGCTCAGAGTTTATGAAACCTTTAAGATCACCATTACAGAATGTATAAAAATCAGCAGTAGTTACCGGGACCATAGTTATTTGTCTGACAGTTGAATCCTCAAGACTCAGATAAGTGAGAAGGTCAGACTTAACTGTAACAATATCGGGGCAAGTGCCATACATAGCTGTGATATTACTTATAACCTCAGCCGTATCAACCAGACTAAAAGAATCGTTAAGCACTGAAATATCAATATTACCGTCGGCCATATCAATGGCAAGGTCGGTTAATAAAGACGATACTTCTACAACAGACCGGTTTTTACAGATTGCAGCGGATAGAAAAAGCAGTTTCGCATTTTCCGCGATGCTGGTATTAAGTGGGTTTTCCGGAGTCCAGTTAAATGTTGCGTATAACTCTGTCACGGCCTGATTGTTTGCTGTTGAAAAATCCGCACCGGCAGTCATAAGGGCAATAACTCGTTGCTTGATAATGTGTGTTATAATGTTGATATTTCCCTGACCGGAAACAGAGGAGTCAACAAGGCCGGAAAGGGTAATCCTTGTATTTTCAACAACAGCAGTATTTTCATTGATGAAAAAGCCGTCGGCTCTGACATCAAGAACACCATTGAGATTTACACTTTCTAATGTATAGTCCCCTAAATTATTAGAGGTCTCAGAAGTAAAAACATCCCCCTGCCCGGTAGTAGGGTCCCATTCTGTTGCTGTGATAACAGCTCCTTTCTGCAAAGCTCCTTTTTCAATTTTGCCGGAAAATGTTTTCAGAGTAGGAGTTGTTGTGTTTTCAGTTTCCCCACCGCCCCCACCATCGCAAGCAAAAAAGATTAAACAGAATAAAATCAAAAAAGATATAGTTAATCGTTTCATAAAATCCCCCTTTTATGAGTTTAATTTAAAGTCTCTACAATAGAGACATCTTTCTTATTTTTTGCAACTCTAAAAACTCTATCTGCAATTTCTATCATCTCTTCGTCATGAGTAATCATGATTATTTGCAGTTTCAACTTTTTTGACAGATTCTGAAGCAACTCCCCGGCAAGGGGACGAAGTTCAGCCGATAAAAATTTAAAGGGTTCATCCAAAACAATGACATTATCGGTTTTGCCGATTGTCCAACACGCCATACGCAGGCTGAAACTGACAATATCGGAAAGCCCTCCACCGTTATCGTCCAGGGGGTTAACCCTGTTGCCGTTGCGGTCATGCAGATAAATGTCACAGTCAATTTTTCCCCGTTTATTGATAAAGTCAATATGTGGGTTATACATTTCGGGAAAACAAGTCTCTAACCCGGTGGCGACGATATCTTCAAGATGTAATTTTAACTGTCCCTGCGTTTCCGCTGCAACGGTCTGAAGCAGTATCTGTGCCTGTTCAATGTAGGGCTGATTTTCGATACATTCTGTTAAGCTCCTGGACGTGACTTCATGCTGTTTAAGAAGTGTGTCCCTTGCTCCGATTGCCCTGTTTATTTTATTTGAAAATTCTGTGCTTGTATTCATGCCAGTATTTCCTGCAATGAGGTTACAAGTTTAGTTCTTTTCTGTTCAAGATTTTTCTGTTCTTCTTTTTTGTTTTCCAGAATTTTTGAAATTTCCTCCGCATCGTCGGTACCGTATTCATCCTTCCAGCTTTTTTCAATCGCCGCTTTTTGAGTTTCAAGCTGAATCTTTTTTGTTTTCTGCTGTTCAAATTCTTTTTTCAGTGCTTCAAATTCTTTAATTTCCATGGACTCGCTCCTGTATAATTTTTACAATATTTTTCACCTGTTTAGGTATATCTTTATCAGTCATTTTCTTTTTAAGATTATCAGAAAAAGAAAGACTGACATTTTTCTTATTTGAAAGCATTTCAATAAAATTATCAATATGCTCATTTCGTGCTTTCTGTTTTTCCAGATGCTCACGGCTTATCATGTCGGGATTATTTGGCAAATGTATTACTTCATTATGTAAAGTTTCAGTATCAATAAATAATACCGATGGGGTATAATTCATATAATCAGCATCCTGAATAGTCGTACAACCGGGAACGATAACATATGATTTATATTTTTTCACAAAATGAGAATGTAAACCATGATAATCCCCACAAATTATAACCGAATCTTTTTTATACATTTCGGCTATATCGTCCGGGATGTATGCTTCCACGTTATACGGGATTGACTCCCTGTCAGGAAAACAAAGGTGATGACAAAGAAGGACCTCTGCTACTTCCATATCAGGCTCCGGGCCATTGAAATGATGAAGAGCAATAGCCGGAGTCTCTTTAACCATTTTAAAGATAGTTTCAAATCCTGAGTCTATCAGTAAATTATGGTTATGATATGGTGTTTCATGGTTCCCGGCGCAAAAATAACAATGAACATCCCTGTATTTTTTCATAACGCTTAAGAGCCTGTTTATTATTCTCATGCCGGGAAATGACCTGTCAAATATATCTCCGGCAACACAGAGAAGAGCATCATATTCTCTTGCAGTCTGAAAAATCTTTTCAACTACAGAGAATTGAAAATCAAGCCACTCCTCTTCAGTTTCTTTTCTGCATACTGGCACGGTTTTACAAAGATGCCAATCGGCGGTAGCGATAATCCTCACTGGCACACCTCCTGATGTAAAGTATTTCCGCAAAGAGGGCAAATATTCGGCATGGACTGTTCAATCTCTGCGATTCTGTTTAAAATTTCAAGTTCAGATTGCACATATCGATTATAATTTGTTAAGTTTACTTTAAGACTCCCAATTTCAATATCATACTCAGATATTCGCTTATTGTATTTTTCAATCTTGCTAATAATGTCCCCTGCCTCTTCAATGTCGGAAAGTTTCTGCAATAGAACATTGATATTTTTATATTCGACTAATTCTTCTTCAAGTTCAATAATTTCAGAGTCATCTATCACCGGCTGTTTTTCAATTTCGGCTATTAGTTTTTCCGCTGCTGAAATATCTGAAATTGTTTCAAGCTCTTCTGTAATTTCTTCAAAAGATACAAGAGCCCCTGAAAGTCTTTTAATCTCTGAATAATCAGGAATCGGAAGTTTTTCAATCTCAGAAATAATGGTTTCAGCTTTTTTAAAATCAGGGAGAATATTTAAAGCCTCGACATATTCAATATGCCTTTTCAGACTCTTTTCAATCGCTGAAATCTGCTCCTCAATTTCTTCAATATCAGTTTCAATCCCGGCAAGGGCCTTATTGTATTTTTCAGCTTTTTCAATCCAGGAATAATTTTCAAGTTCCTGCTCCTGCCGTTCTTTAAGCTCTGTCAATTCCCGGATGTCTTTATTATTTTTTGTTTTCATGGACAAGGCTTCAGATAGATACAAATCTATTTCATCCATTTTGACAAGCTCGTTAAAAAACTGTGCAACCTGTCCGGGGGTATCAGCAAGGAGAAAATGACTATCAAGCTGTTTCTGTAAATTGACTTCTGATAGATTTAAGAAAGTCTCGACCTGTTCAGGCACGTCGCGGTTAATAGCCTTTAAAATTTCGGAGTCAATTTTATAACCGTTTTCATCCTTGTTTCTGAATCGGGTTAATGTTTTTCCCTGCTTGCCTATTGTAATAGACATTTCCCCGGTGAGATTGCCCTTGCCATTTTTAATCCAGTGCGAGGGATAATTATTCGATGCCGGGCGGTTATACCTTACATAGTTCAGAGCACGGACAATTGAACTCTTGCCGTTATCGGACTTGCCTATAATTGCATTTATTCCCGGGCATAATTCAAGGCGTGAATCTTCATGTCCCTGAAAATTTTTGAGGTGAATAAAATCAATCATTTATAATACCTTCAATATTTTTAGATTGTTCAGAGGAAACTTCTATAAGTTGCCCCATATCAATTAAAAAATTCATTCCCATGTCTGCTAAATCTACATGTTTCTGAATATCTTTTAACATTCTCAGCATTTCCTGATGCTGAACACAAATTAACTTAAAATCTTCTTTTGTCATATATCCTCCGTAAACGGCAATTTAGGTGTTTCCATGTCGGTTTTGCCATGCCCCTTTTCAGCATACTTTTTCAGGATAAACGGGAGTGAATAAAGAAACTTCATGGCCATAGCACCGACCTGTATAGCTTCAAGCTCCATGTTATCCCAGTTATCTTTTTTAATGTCCTGCCATAGCAGTTCTACAGCATCGGCCAACTCCTCCAGCTCTTCTTTAAGAACGGCATAGCCTTCATGTGCTGAATTGAAAACTTTTTCATGTTTCCTGATGCTGCTGAAAAATTCCTTGCTCATTTTTTCCGCAATATCGGAAATAATATCCATGTCAATTTGACTCATTATAATACCTCTGCTATTATTATGTAATTAAAATCAGAAACATTAAACAAAATTTAACTCCCTTCTAATTTTTTTAGCTTCTGTCTCTGATAAATCACCGGGGTCAATCCCCACAGGCAATTCTAAATCTATGTATTCAACTTCTATACCATGCCGGAGCGCTGATAATTCCCGTGCGTATTGCAAAGCCTTATGCCCCGCCCCTGGGTCAAAGAGAAAATAAACTCTGTCATATCGGGCAAGGCGTTTAAGCTGATACTTTGTCAACGCCGTTCCATAGGCAGCGACAAAGCCGTCGCCCATGCGCCATTGGTCGAAAACTCCCTCGACAACGGCAATCTGGGAACGGTCGGCGAACTGCTCCCCGTATAAAGTCTGCTTGTAATGTATGACAGACTGTTCAGGGGGTAAGGCTCTATAACGTAAAGTCGCCTCGCCAGTGATATCCCTCCCCTGATAGCTGACTAATTTATCACCCTGAAAAATGGGAATGATAATTCTGTATGTGTAGTCTGAGGGATAGTGCATAGTCCCGGTTATACCGTACTTTTTAATCAGATAATCGGGGTCAAAGCCCCTTTTCTTCAGGTAGCGTCTGTGAATATTTCGGGGTGTGTCCCCTATGAGTTCAATAGATTTAACACCGGCTCCTGACGTTTTGTGAATACCTAAGAAGGCGTTAGATAATTCATAGTCGGCAATGATTTGCTCTGCCTCGACCTTGCGTATATTGAGCAGGTGCATAATAACAGTTGAAAGATAGTGTCCACCACATTTCCAGCACGAGTATTTCCCCGTTATGTGAATACCCCCATATCCCCGGCGCCCACACATGGGACAGTATATATTTGTAAATTCCCTTTTTCTGACAAAGGGAATATTATAATCTTCACAAAAAGCCGGGGCGTTAAACATCGTTGAAACTCTGATAATAATTATAAAATTTTTCCTTTTCAGACTTTGAGTATTTGCCCTCCGGTGCTGAATCTATTTTCTGCTTTAAATTGTTCAGACACTCCCTCAAATAATCGGCGTTATGTTCGGGGTAAATAAGCTCCGTATCAATAGCCGGGATATTGGTATGGGGCTTACAATTCTTTCCCCTGTAACATGGATTAAACCATTGTTCAGCGGGCTTATATCCCCGGCTTTGCATCTCCTTCATAACCCGGAGGTGATACGCATATAAATAAATCGGGCTATGTTTAAACACATAATTAACTACATTATGGCTTTTACCGAAGCCATTTCCCCGGAGGGCCGCTGCCTCCCTGTGCTGGCCTAAAATCTGCAGTCTTGGCAATATCGGAAGCATCTCGACGTGCCATAACCTCATACGGCAATGCCCTCCATTGATTTAACATGATACTTTTCATTATGAATTTTCCTTGTACAGACTTTACACCATGACCGGGGACAGTTTCGTCTAGAGTCCCAGTTACATTCTGAAAAGGGAACCGTCCGCCCACAACGTAGACAGACACGCTCCTGCTTTTCATAGTCGATATATTTTGACCTGTTGCCACTTGTACTTGACCCCATGCGTTACCTCTCTGTTTATATTATGCAGAAATTTAGAAAAATGTGAATAACTTTTTCAAGAATATTATATAATAAATATGCCGGGTGAAAAATGATTGACAACAATTTAACTTTATGTTGTCTTGTTTCAGACAACTTTTTTCATTGAACTTCCTGTTAGTTGACCTCAGCCCTGTTTCTACCCTGTTCAGGGCTGGGGTTTAACACTGAAGGGAGTTATAGGGGGTTTATAAATGTTGCGGGATATTTATAAGCCTCTTGTTAATAGGCAAATTGAAAGCCGTACATAGACAGAAATCCCGCATTCTGTTTATTGTACGGCTTTTTATTTTATGGAGGTTTTGAAAATAAAGGATGAATTTTAAAGATATTACTAAATTAAATTTCTCTGAAATTAGAGATTTTTCAAAATCATTTGAACTGTATGATTCTGGAATTTATTTTCTTTTAAATAAAAATAAAATTGTTT